TCACATAGCCTTCCAGTTGTCAACTTCATCAGGATGAACATTAGCGATAGTTGGTGCGCCGGGAAACATCTGATAATCGGTCACCATAACCACTAACTCAATTTGCGTTTTTTGTGCGGCTTCACGCTGTGCTCTTTGCTCTTTAGTTAATCCGGCCATATGCCCCCCATTAAAAATGGGGCCGAAGCCCCGTTTGAATGTTTAACCAAGAATCAGACAACCATGTGCCGGCTTCACTGATGAAACACCCCATGCCAGTCCAACTTCATAGCGCACCTGGCGATACTGACGATACAGTGCAATCTGGAACGTAATCCCTGAAATCGGGTCCGTAACATTCATTACATCATCAGCATTATCGCCACCTTCCGGCATTGCCGGAGTACGGGATGCCAGCAGAAACGCGTTGCGATCAAACGCCATATTTGCAGTAAAGGCCCCAACAACTGTGATGGCAGTATCATCGGCCAGATCCTGACGCAGTCCGGGCGCTGCAAGAGTAATCAGATTGCTGGTCGCTGCTGCCACAACATACTGATTCGGATCACCAGCGAACGTAACAATCTGACCTGCAGAAATACTCCCCGAACCAGTATCAATGGAAATAAGAACATCGCCTTCTTTTTTCTCTCCATTCACGAGATAACCAGTTGCAGCAACCTTTGGCGCTCGTTTCACACCTGCCGAACTGTGAATATTGAATCCCTCCAGACGCCCCAACACGCCCTCACGCAGTAGCTGTTCAGTGCCGGATTCATTCACTTTAAACAATACAGACTGTTTTCCGCGCAAATTAGCAATGGCAGTGGAGCCAAGCACCATCTGCAGATCGGTTGTCGGTGCGCCGTTATCCTCCAGAACCTGACGAGCCAGAGCAGCATCAGAAAGATCATCTTTAACACCAAACGGCGTTGTCCCTGCGGTTCCCACGGCGCGGGAAGCACCGAAATACAACGCACCAAGATCAGCCTCAACCTCGTTTGCAAGGGCGCGAAAAGCCTGCTTGAACTGATCAGCCAGAATGGTGTTGTAAGTCCCTGAAGGGCCAAGAGCCAGTTGTTCTTCACCATTCCATTTAACCGGTGCCATTTTGGATTTAGTAATTTTTACATCAACAGTGCCAATATTTTGATCACCGGTATTCGGAGCTGACGGCCCCGGTACGATATCTTCGGTTTTCGCCTCAGGCGCAACTGGCGCGGTTACCGTCTGATCTTTTGCTGCGGCGTCAGCTTTTGCGTTTTTTGCTACCGCAGGGATAAAACCTACCTGCTCACGGGATACAACATCCAGGGCGGTATAAATAGTCGGGATCAACCCGGTCAGGGTATTTCCAGCCATAATTAAATATTCCTTAAAAATTTGCGTAATTGTGAATAGATGGAGTAATGAGCTATCCAGCCCTGACACCAGCTCCCATCCGGAAGCTGACAAATGTGTTAATCAACGATTGTGATACCGTCTTTCAATGCGTTTTGCTTACCTGCAACATCCAGTGCATCAAAAGCAGAGCGTTTCATCGTTTTCTGACCAATATCATGCTGTGTCGGACGGGAGCCGCCGCCATTGTTGCCACTGGCTTTCAGGATGTAGTCTTTCTGAGGGTAATTTTCGACAAGGAACTCCAGCGCCTCATCAAACTGCGCCAGTTCGCCAGGCTTCGCGCGGGAATAAATTTTGTTGCCGGAAGCGTCATAAGCAACGATCCTCCCTTCTTCCACTTTGAATGCCTGCCCGAAGCGGGCTTGTAATAAATCTGCCGGGATCGCAATTTTATCGGCAATATATTTTGAACCCGCAAAACTACCGCCAATCATAGAATCGTAAAGCTGCTTCTCCAGCATCTGAGAGCGTTGCTTTTCTTCATCTAATTGCTGCTGAAAATTTTTCGTAATTTCTGCCTTAACCTGGTCAACCTGTCCCGCATCGAGCAGCTTTTTCTGGTCGATTTTTGACAGCATTTCCAGTGCCTCGATCGCCTTCTTCGGGTCTTCGATAGCGGCAAACTTAGCCAGTTTTTCCTCTGCAGCTTCTTTAGCCAGGCGATGATTTTTTGCCTCGCCATTAAGCTCTGTAATTTTTTTTGTCGCCAGCGGTGCATCGAAGCCAATTTCTTTACCATCGTCGTGCACATAAACTGGCAGGCCAGCAGTATCAATTTCTGCGTATTGTTTTCCGTTAATCTCGACCGTTTTCAGTTTCATATTAGTACCTGGTTTAAGTCTTCCGACAGTTACGCTGCTCACCATCCGGATCGCAGCAATAAAAAAGGCCACCCGAAGGTAGCCTGTTGTAATAAATGATTTATTTAAATCCCTGCTTTTCTGAATACCTGTGCATCACGCTCACGGAGCTGCTTCAGCGTCAGCCATTCGCCTTTATCGGTGTAAAATTCATCTGGCGACATACCACCATCCCGAATCAGCTTTGCTCGGCTTTCCCCCACAATCTGTTTTTGTCTGGTGTAAGGCTGACGCAAAAACCATTCCCTGTAGGTTGTATCTCCGGCCACCACGCCATCCATGCTGGCCCGCTCAGCCGGGGAAATATCGCGAACATCAATACCCAGTTCCTTCGCTGATTTCAGAATGAACGTTTCCGTTGAGCGGCAGCAGAAATGAATTTTTCCCGGCCCCTGCAAATAAGGCACGCTGTGACCTACAGGTTTATTATTCAGCGTATATTTGAGGCGATCCCTGATTCGACATTGTGGCGTAGTACGATTATCAAGCGTTGATAACCATTGCTTACCCTTAATCAAATCATTATTCGCGCTGGCAAAACTCTCACGGGCAGTAGCAGCAAGATGTCCAACCGCTGTTTTTGCAATGCTGGCCGCATTAGCCCGGCTCATCTGCAATGCACCATCCTGAAATCCCTTACTGACATGTCCCCGAATTTTTCTTGCGATCTGCTCATTGGTATCCCCCAGCAAAAAACCCTGACGCACTGTATTTGTTATGCGTCTGAGCCGATCCGCCTCAAGATCTGAGGCCCACTCACTGAGCAGTCGTCCCTGGAATGGTCGCGCCATTGCAGCGGCATAAAGTGCATCAGGAGAGATACCAACCAGAGGGTGAACATCAGCAACAAAATCAGGTAGCATAGAATCAAACAGACTTAACTGATAACCAGCCTCATAAATTGCCAGCTCGTTCAGCTCTCCGGAGAGACTGGTAAACATGCTGTTAATAGCAGTGCGGTTAACCTCTCTGACGCTCGCCAGAAGTGACTCCAGGCGCTTAACGGTAAAACTACCTGGATCGAGGCTGTCCAGTGCTATCAGCAGGCGAGCAGTAAGTTCCGCATCGCTGTCATTCAGTATTTTCACCATTCTGGCAGCCACGCCAGTGCTATAGCGGGATATCCAGACTGCATGAGCAATTGATTCATCACGCAGCCGTTCATTCACGGTTTGCATCATTGATTTCCATCAGCATTACACTCTGATTTTTTAATTCATCGATCACTTCCTCTGGACGGGAATCCTGATCGATAAATTTCAACGCCTGCAACACCCGAACCGCATCAATCTGACGTATATCACCGCCCTGACGCAATGACTGAACAGCCAGCGCGGAGGATGAGTCAAACACCTGGGCAGATACATCCAGTTCAGTGCGCACATCCACATTGCCACCGCAACTCTCTCCGATCCATTCCGCCATTATCTGGAGAATATTATCGAGGGCATCTTCGAGGGAGTTCGCCATTGTATAAAGCGGCGAGTTTTCCTGCATTCGCTCTTCATTAGTCTGATCAACAGATTTGGTGGATGTATTTTCAGCACGCAGAAGTTTAGCGCCGGCATGACGCATCTGATTTTCCAGCTTCTCAAGTGATGTTTCGCCAGATTCTATCGCTGCGCCACTATGTTCAACATATTCGAGGCCATTTTTTGTTCTGTCCTCAAAAATCGTAGCGGTGGATGCACCAACCGTCAGTTCTTCATTCCTGTCCAGCCCGTAGGCCACCAGCAATGGAACGCGGGCAACATGAAGAATATTGTCCTGCTCGCTCTGGCTTTGCCAGTGCTTGATATTCAGCAAGCCAAGATTAAGCAATGGCGGTGTACCACGCATAAATCCTGTTTTCTTCGTGTACAGTGTTACCAGAGGAATATCATCACGGCTGGTATTCCATGACTCATGAAGCGTCCAGACAGATTCGCCATTAGTGCCTTCGCTACGTCGATAAATTTCAACTCGACGGGGCATAATATGGCGGATCTGCTCCACCTTCTTCTGCCCGAAATCATCACCATCAATAATGATGACCTCTTTTATACGCAAATCAGTGAGAACAACTTTCCCTTTTTCAACTTTCGATTTCCATCCAATAACCTGGCGTGGATTCAGCATCGTAACGTACGGGCGACCACCGGCCGCGTTTTCATCGGCTTTTGTCCGAATCTCGTTCATATCCGTTCGTGGATAGTCCACCAGCGCATGTGCCACACCATACTGAAATGCGAGACTGAAAAATTGCTGCGCCCACACATCCAGTCGGCTCCCCTCCATGTCGATATTTTCTGCATATTCCCTGATTTTTTCCGGCGTTTCCTCACTCAATACTGTCGGCTCTGCAAATATGCGCCCAATATTTTGTTTGATGCTTTCTTCATACACAGGAAGTAACGTAGCCACAGACAGGCGTTTTTTATAAGCGTCTTCATCTTCATTAGGCCATTTGGGGAGATAATTTTCCCCCTGCCTGCGCATTTCAAGCGTACCGCCCATCAATGCGTCGTTAATATCCCACGCCTCCAGCATATCGTTATAGTCGAGGTTGGGTGTTGATATATCAGCCATAATTAAATCCGAAGTGATGTGACTCTTCCGGTCGGTTTGACAATAGGGAATTGCTTAACGATGAAATAACCTCCGGCATCATTCGGGTGATCATTGCCAGATTTTTTATCAGGCTCCCCCTTATCATCCCAGACCTGTTGCTCCAGAGATTCGGCATATACCGGACAACGCTTCACATTAACTTTATAGCGACGCTCACCATTGGCATTGCAGAACATTGCATTCATTGAGTTAACGCGATCTTTTACTGGCGGGTTCGAGCTGTTCACCACAACGTTAAAACCTGCCTGCTTAAGCTGGGCTATATCCGTCGTACTTGCGTTACTTGATTTTCTGGAATCTCCGGAAGCATCTGGATAAATATAAATCTCCCTCACTTTCCGGTAATCATGCCCGTCATACAGCCAGAAGCGTTCTTTAATGAGGCGGATCATATCCGGCGTATCGTAGGCATTGATGATTTCAGTTACCGCACATGGAAGCCCCAAACGCAGCACATGGACGATTCCCGCCATCTTTCCAACGTTAAAATCCATCCCAATATAAATCGGCTCCCCTGGCTGCTCCACTTCTTCGCAATTATTCAGTTTCCGGTCAAACTGATGGTAAACAGTACCACTTGTCAGGTTAGTAAACCGTCCTAGAAGATAGGCTTTAATCAGCTCTGGAGGGTATGATTCAAGAAGTGAAGGAATGTAATCTGCTGGCAGGTTCTTTTCATTATCGAAAGTAGATGCCTGCACCAGACCATACAGTGAGGCCAGCTCTGTTTTTTCACGCACGGCTTTAACAAACTGCTCGTAGACAAATTTGAATCCTTCCGGCGTGGTTGTAACGTCAATACCGTTGCGAAGTCCATCAATCTTATAACGCATACGCGCAATTATCTTGCGCCACGCCGTTCTGGCTTTTTCCTTCGGCAAAATGTCCAGTTCATCCACCAGCGCATTACCAATTTTGAAACCGACGATCGTTTGTGGCTTCTCCATCGATCTGCAGATAGTGGTTCCCCGATACTGGCGTCCGTAATAAAAGTGAACCTCTTTATTTCCCTCATTAATTTTTACGTTCAATCCCCAGTCAGCAGCAACTTCTTCCACTGTAGGGTAAAAAATATCGCGAATTTGGGGATACGTTGGCGCAAAATATCCCTGATTTATACCTGGATGCTCCCAAATCCCCTTGCATATGCCGCCACACCCAACCCATGTTTTGCCCGAGCCAAAACCAGCAATATAGGCTTTAAATTTATGGGGCATTGAAAGAAATCGCGCCTGAGGCACATTAAGCGTCGGAGAGATCATCTTCATCACTCCTTAATCTGGCATCAACCACATTAATATTGATCGCCACAGGCTGGGGATGTTCATTATCCTCCACCGTTTCGATCTCTTTGCGCAGCTTCTGGTTCTCTATTCTGCGCCGTTCAATTTCCAGTTCCTGTAGCCGCTTATCTGCACATAATGCCCCGCCAGCAGAAAGCAAACGCAACAATTCACGCCGGGCGGCAGCCTTATCCTCCAGCAGGATCTCAACACCGTATTTTCCGAGCTTTGACCCTGCATATAATTGCCGCGCATCCCCATCAAGCAGTGTGGTATCAGCCATATAAAGCTGTCCTGTTCCCTCACCGCAGCACTTCGGGCAATCAGGATTGGGTATGGCGTTATCAACAAAGCCGAGGCCTCCATATTCCGGCTCGGGTTTACCATCTCTGGAGGCCTGTGCCGCAGCCTTATCGAATTCTGCAATATCACGCCACTGGTAGAGATGATTCTCGCCCCAGCAATAACGGCAGTTAACACGGCGAAATTGTGCCAACTGATTGGGGTCGGCCTGGACAATGGCCATCAACTGGCTCACCAGTAAATCCAGGTCTGCGGTATAGCGTTTCTGGTACTGATTGCGGAAGTAGCTGATAGCACGATAAACCCTGGCATTTCTAAGCATACGGCTGGCGTTGCTGTTAGCTGTCGCACCTTGCCCCTCATAACCAGCCAGTCGGTATGCCTCTGTCGGCTTTTTCCCCTGAGCAACCAACATGGCGAATTTTGCCTGCTGGTCAGAAATACCGAATTCATCGGGGCAGAACGAAATTTCTTCCGTGTCCCCCTCAATCAGGAGTGCATCGGATACAGCCTTTTTTTTCTGAGATTTTCCGTTCTGCCTTTGCGCAGTCTGCGCAGTTTTTTTTCGCGCACTTTTTTGCGCAGTTTTGCGCATTTCTTTCTGCGCATTTTTCGGAGTTTTTTTGATGTAACGACGGGCTGTTGCGTAGTTCAGTCCCCTTGCTTCACACCATGCCACCGGAGATATACCGGAGCGGGTGTATTCAGCAATATACTCCTGCTGCAACGCCCCCCAGTCCGGTCTGCTCATCAGTTAGTCCTGATTTTTATCCACCCTGAGTAGTTCGCGCAGAGCAAAGGCATCCCCTTTTCTGGCAAGCTTAAACAATGCCGCTCGTAACTCGGCTTCACCTTTCGCTCTGCCCTTACGGATGGCCGCATAAAAATCTGTCATTGCTTCCCGATTTTCTTTCAGTCGGTTCAGATCAACATCCAGAACGTCAGCGATTTGTTGTGCAGTCATCCGGCACGCTGCCAGAGACTCGACTTTCGAATACGGAATCATTTGTCACCCCCATTGATATGCAGGGTGTCTTCTTCCTGTATTTTTCGTGAAGGATTTTTACTGCAGCGTTGTTCCAGGTGACCTGATGGTGAATGCGTTTATGGCTGGCACCCATCAGTGAGATTTTTACGCACGACGGCGAATACATGACGGAGTAAAAACTTTTAACGTAGGTTCCGGAATCCAGATACAGCTCGGTCATTCCGCCGCTGTTTTTCTGAGTCTGTTTCTGCCCTAACTGGACAGCACCGATCGTCATAAACAATTCACCACAGCGACCGAGATTCGTGTACGTATTCACATCCTCGTTAATGCGCCCCATGAATGAGAACGGTCGATCAACCGAACAGATAAAGCTGTTCATTGCCTTGCGTTTCACCCACGAAGCATGGCCGCCATTGTCACCAAGAAAATCCCCGCCCTGCGACATAGCGATGGAAAGCGCGGGTATTGATTCGTAATACGCCAGCATTTCAGAAAGGATCGCATCCAGTTTCCTTATCGGGAAATAGGCCTGGTCATAGTTGCGATCCACCCGAAACTGGAACTCGTGATAATCATCATCGAGCTGAATGAAGTATTTACACCCGACCAGTTTTGCCAGGTCGAAACAGGCATTACGGGCGTAAAAAATTGAGCGGCGATCACCAAAATTATCGGCTTCGTCAAAACGACTGGCAATATCGGCTTTGGAAAATACCAGCACCTGTTCACCAAATTCAGCCATGTACTGATGCCGTGTCTTATCTTCATCATCAACAACGATAAAAATTTTCCCGGTATAGCCAGCACGACGCAACGTCCGGTAAGTCAGAACTTTGTCCGGTCGCCCGTGAGTCAGAATAAAGGCGCAAAAATCATCACGCATATTCCTCCTCCTCCTCCCCGCCATGCATGATCTCCACCATGCGCTGCGTCATTCGGACAAATCCATTTTCAATAGCCTGCTGATAATCAATGATCACCAGCGCCGACTCCTCGAAAAGGCACTGAATTTCAGCGGGGGCATGAGCGTAATAGTCCGCAATTCTGCTGAAATTAAACACTGTGTGACGTTCTGCCGCACACAGGAGGAATTTCTCAATATCAGGATCAAGGGACGCCGAACGTATCCGGCTGATCAGCTCCTGAGTTTTCGTATCGTCGTACAGTTCACTGATATCCGGTTTACCGCCCGACGGCTCATAAACAGGCGTATCAATTTTCGTCGTATACGGCTCCTCCTCATTTCCTGTACCGGGCAAAACATCCGTCAACAGTTCATCAATTTCTGTCGGGATGAAGCCTGTCAGGGAGACATCAAAATCAGCATTGATTAGGTCCGACAGCTCCATCCGCAACAGATCTTCATCCCAGCCAGCATTCATCGGCAGGCGATTATCTGCCAGGCGGTACGCCTTTTTCTGCTCATCCGTCAGGCCAGACAGAACAATGACCGGAACAGAATCCATTTTGAGCATTTCAGCCGCCATAACACGACCGTGACCCGCAATAATTTTGCCCTTTTCGTCAATCAGCACCGGATTAGTCCAGCCGAATTGCTTAATACTTTCTACCAGTTGTGCCACCTGCTCAGTACTGTGCGTCCTGGCATTGTGCGCATACGGTGACAATTCTTGTAATGGGCGATAGACTATCTTTAATTTCTCGCTCATACAGCCTTGCTTTATGAATAAAACGCACCCCAGCAGCCAGTGCTACTGGGGGCGGAGGTGTTGCTGGTAAAGTTAGGTATTGGATCAATGAGTGAGTCAACATAATATTAAACTCACAATTATAAATCAGCCATATATTAGGAGCGCCAAAAAAAACCTGAAAACAATATAATAACAGGATAAATTTCAAGGCGACCAAGAATCATAGCTATGCACATTAAATATTTTGCAATGTCATTAAGCACTCCGAATGACGATGCAGTAGCCCCAAAACCTAATCCCATATTATTAATACATGCAGCCACTGTTGCAAATGATGTAAGAAAATCATATCCCATACCATTTAACACCAGTATAAAAAACACCGTGAAGAGAGTATAAAGAAAAAAGAAACTCCATACAGACCTCATTACACGATCTGTAACTATCTTCCCTCCTACATTTACACTTAACAACGCTCTGGGATGAGAAAGTTGATTTATCTCGTGTTTGCTTTGTTTGAAAAGTATAAGAAATCGAAGTGACTTAATTCCACCACAGGTTGAACCGATACATCCCCCAAAGAAACTTGACAACAGCAAAAACACTATCGTGTGCGTGGGCCAGTTTGCATAATCCTGCGTAGCTAAACCATTATCAGTGAGCATGGAGCTGGCAAGAAAAAACGAATGAATAAAACTTCCATGCAAGTCATACATACCTATATGCCAGACCTGGAAAGAGGTAACAATGATCATCCCTAAGGCTATTAACAGAAAGAAACGAAGTTCAATATCTCTGATTAAAGGTTTTATCGTTTTTCTGCTAATAACAATATACCAAAGAGTGAAGTTGAAAGCCGATAGCAGGGAAAAAGAACCAGCCACCAGCTCAACCAAATAGTTATTAAAATATCCGATACTCTCGCTATGAGTTGAGAAACCACCAAGCGAAACTGTGGAAATCCCGTGACAAATAGCATCAAACAAAGACATTCCTGCAAGTCTATAACAGACAATACAAGCAATACCTAATAAAGAATAAGTTATCCACAGTGTCCGTGACGTATCGGCCAGGCGGGGAGTGAGTTTGTCATCCTTAAATGGCCCCGGCATTTCTGACTGATAAAGCTTTGCACCACCAATACCCAATAATGGCAATACAGCAACCGCCAGAACAATAACTCCTAAACCACCTATAAAATTTAACTGTGACCGATAGTACAAATATGCCCGAGGTAATGAACTAACATCATCAATTACAGTTGCTCCTGTTGTTGTTATTCCAGAAACCCCTTCAAACAGAGCATCAATGAACGTTAAATTAAGTTCTGAGTCAATCCATAAAGGGAATGCACTAATAACAGAAAACAAAATCCAAAACATTACAATTATAATAAACCCATCACGGGTACGTAATTGAATGCCAGATTTCTTAGTTGTATACCACGCTCCGCCACCAATGCAAAAAAATATAACGAAAGTTATAAAGAAAACGAACAGGCTTTTTTCTTTATAAAACAATGCTACAACCATTGGTGGCAACATTGAAAGACTATAGAGCCAAACCAGGAACCCACACATATGAGTAACAACTCTTACATGAGATGTATTCATATCTAAATATTCTTTCAATTATAACCACCTTGCTGCAATATTATGATTATACTGTATAAAATTTAACTCCTCTTAGATCTTACTTCACTGTTCCTTATGAAACAATCATCAAAATGAATCATATTGTAGTTAAGATTTTACTTTAAACACTGCTCGGTTATGTATTGCTGAGCACCTTCAAGTTGGGCCTGCATCATTACCAGTCGTTCCCGGAGGGTGAAATAATCCCGTTCAGCGGTGTCTGCCAGTCGGGGGGAGGCTGCATTATCCACGCCGGAGGCGGTGGTGGCTTCACGCACTGACTGACAGACTGCTTTGATGTGCAACCGACGACGACCAGCGGCAACATCATCACGCAGAGCATCATTTTCAGCTTTCGCATCAGCTAACTCCTTCGTGTATTTTGCATCGAGCGCAGCAACATCACGCTGACGCATCTGCATGTCAGTAATTGCCGCGTTCGCCAGCTTCAGTTCTCTGGCATTTTTGTCGCGCTGGGCTTTGTAGGTAATGGCGTTATCACGGTAATGATTAACAGCCCATGACAGGCAGACGATGATGCAGATAACCAGAGCGGAGATAATCGCGGTTACTCTGTTCATTGCTGACCCCACAAACAGATTTCACGCTCAATCTCACGACGAGTCATGAGACCTTTCCATTGCTTACCGCCAGCATATGTCCAGCGACGTAGCTGATCACATGCGCCTTTGATATCGCCCTGGTTTATTTTGCGAAGAAGCGTCGATGTTCTGAAATTGCCAGCACCCACGTTGTAAACGAATGAGTAAAGAGCGCCGCGCGTTGTTTCCGGTATATCGACTTTGATGTACGGGTTAATTTGTCTGGCGACAGTGGCAAGGTCTTTATTCAAGAGTGTTTTGCATTCTGCTTTGGTATACGTTTTACCGAGCATGATGTCTTTTCCTGTATGCCCGTGACATACAGTCCATACACCAACAATATCTTTGTATGGTATGTAGCTGACACCTTCCAGACCATCGTTACCACTTGGGCCAGTGATTAACACTGATGCTATAGCAATTGCTCCGCCACCAATAGCAGCAGCAACGACTTTTCGTAATGATGGAGGCATTATTCACCTCTCGCAGCCTTGCGCTTATCTTCTTTAATCTTGAAATAAAGGTTTGTCAGGTACGTCAGCAGGCCAAATACCAGACTACCCAGCACACCGATTGCAGCCCACTGTGACGGAGTTACTCTATCGAGCAACTGTAAAAACCAGTAGCCAGCACTGCCTGCGGAGGTGCCGTAGGCAATGCCTGTTGAAATTTTGTCCATGGATTTCATAGCCTCACCTCCGCACGGAACGGATGGCATAGTTATTATGTGTAGGCTTTCAGACACATCAATCAGAGCCTTAATTGATATATATGCTGGAGACGATGCAATATAAAAAGCTCGCCGTAGCGAGCTAATAAAATGTATTTCTCTGATATTATGTTTATTTGTATTAGCTCAGACTTGACATCACAGGTTTCGTATATAGAACATCATCAAATCTGTCAGTTTGCTATGAATGAGATATAGTAATTGAAGAGCTAACCTCGCATGTCAAAGCCAGATTTCTGAAAATCTCTGTAGACTTCCGGATTGTTGAAGGCCGGAAATTTGGCTTTATGAGCTGCGGACTTTATCGCTTCGCAATAGGCTTTATCACCGTTACTGGTAGATATTTTTAACGCCGTGCCATCCTGAGAGAATTCCATATGCAACCTGCATTTTTTCCCTTTCCAGTTATGCGGCTCATCAAGTTTGGCATTAATTGCAGCTCTGATTCCCCGCGCTTGCGCCCCCCATTCATCCTGATCATCCCAGCGTCCTGAACTGCAACTACCTGTAGCAGTAGTTTTGTGGCAATCTGAAGGGTGTAAAGGTGTGCATCCCGCAACAAAACCGACCCAAAAAGTCAACATAACGATTTTCTTTAATCCCACTTCTTGCTCCTCAATCCATTAAAATCTCAGCAATAGTAGTTGTTACGTCCGCCACTGGCTCAGAGCTGACTATCCGCTAAATTTAGCTCAGTGCCGTAGCTGTGTCAGAACAAACCTAAGCCGAAACCGTTTATTACAAAACAATAAATATCAGGGTTTAAAATCCAGCACCCCATTTTGAAATACTTTATATACTTCCGGCGAAGGGGGGGGCAGGTATATCAGCATTCTTTATCGCATTCATCGCTTCACGACATAAATCGAGGTCTCCACTTTCTCTTTTAACCTCCAGTAGAAGGCCATTCGGGGCCATATGCATTCTCAGTGTACACTCTTTTCCTGAATACTTACTCGCATCCCCGAACTGTTTTTCGATGGCGCTCTTGATTTGATGGGCATACAGACGGATATCCTCACTAACATCAGAAGTACGTTCAGATGAACTCACATACTGTGTCTCTATTGCTTTATCGGAGTAATATGATGTACGGTCATGATAATTTGTCGATACAGCATCAGTGCACCCGATAATAATCCCACTAATAATCAACGTAAGAATTGATGCGCTACGAAAACCCATTTTTCCTCACATATGTCATATAGTAAAGGATTATATATACCGTTGTTTTGGACGCTCAAACAGCGAATCAGATCAAATAAAACGCACATTTGTTAACATTTACACAAAGTCTGCGTGGGATATTCTGAAAGAATATCCATAATGTGGAGAGAATCTATTGAAGTGCATGGTGCCGGGTGCCTCCCGGTGAACAAAATGTTCGTGATACCTGTCGGCGACAGAAAAGGTTAATGGTATCACCCCACCGCACAGGGGGATTCACCATGCAGGAGTTTTCTTAGCAAACTCACTGCGCGCCCGGCAACTCCCAACCACATAAAATGCGGAGTTTGTGGTATTTATGCATATAACTCGCAGGAATTATCTTAAAAAACTGATGTCGATCCGGATTAAAAAGAAGCAGGTCATCATCAGATGACTGGAAAAAAGGAAAACAAAAAATACTCATCATACAGTTTTGATTGCAGGGATGAGCCTGCTATGCACAATATGCAGAATATAAGCAAGATAAAAATATGCAGGCATATTATTTCGGGTTTTGTTATTAACACAACCTTTTTAATAATCATTTGGCATACAATAAACCAGCCCAAAAAGAACCGCCTAAACAGGCGGTTGGTCAATACAAAGGATGCTTCGTCTTTATTATAGTAATCTGAGGCGTCGGGTGTCTTGTATCAGACAACATATTGTCCCGCTAAACAGCGAATTACAAACCACCCTGCAATGATCTCTCATCTCATTTTATATGAGTTGACGACATCAGGATAACGCATCATCAGCCCCTGCCAAGAAATATCAAAACTCCCGCCAGCAATGTGTTATCACAATATTGTAAAAAAAACACAGCACCGAAACTATAACTGGTCTCTGTTATAATTTGGAGCAGAAAGACCAGTTGCCCAACTAGCAGCATTCTCCCCTGCTTTCCTGACGTAAAAAAACCGCATTAAGCGGTTTTTTTACGATGTCCATGTCTGCAATCCGCCTCGCGATACAGCTTTGCGAAGCATAGCAAAATTGAAGCAGTTTATACGTAAGAAATCAAGCCATTTTCTCAGCAAATGATTCACGCATGGGAATATATAGGGCATACTCAGCAACAGCTAACCAATTAGCAATCCGTTTTTCGCATGTGCTAAAACACCACTCTGGGTGTGCATCATTTAGCAATTCAGCCATTTTGCGCTTAGTCATCCCCCGCCCTTCATAGCGTTGCCGGAGAATGCAAATCAATCCTGGATGCTCTGCCAGCACCTCACTTATGACTCGATCAATACATAACGCCTCTGCATCAGTACAATGCGCCAGCCAGCTCTTTTGCTTGCCGTTGATCATCTCTCGCAAAAACGCTTCCAGCTCAGCTTTCTCTATTCCCGCTTTTTTCATTCTGCGCAGGGCTTCATTAATGGCTGTTTTCGTCAGTTTTTTGGATGCCAACAACTGATTGAACATATTCCCTGACCTGCCACCGCCAATATACGACCAGCGCCCCCACATACGTAGTTTTCCCTGAATCCAGACACTTTCCAGCGTGGTGAGGCGAAGGTGTTCTCCGCTTTTTCCTGTATTCGTTGGGTAAATCATAAATGACCTTTCTTTCTCCAGATTTCTTGTGTGCGAAAAACCCCTTCAGCATGCATCAGGCGCAATTCTTCTTTGGTGTAATCGCTGGTTTTTACCCGCCCGTCGATTAGATCGTGGCATGAGCTACAGGCTATCGCCGCCTGCATATCGTGTGGTTTTGTCGCTGTTCCGCACGTCCCCGCCAGCCTGTAATGCGCCAGCACAGAGGTTTCGGGATTGTGATTGCAGTAGCCAGGGATTCTGATCTGGCACATCTGGCCTTTAGCCGCTTTACGTAAATTCACCATTACGCAAACTCCAGTAGTTGTGCGGCCACATTTTCAACTTCCTCCTGAGAGGAGAATTTACGGAACAGAATCCAGTTCCACAGCACATTCAGTACAGATTTATAAACCTGCTGAAACTCGGTTTCGTCCATATTCGCAAAAGCGATGGATTTTGCCCGACGCCCACGGCTACCGTCCGGATAAATATGCTCGGTGTAAAATCCGGCCTGAATGGTTACCCACTCGCGGAAAGCCTCAAACGACTTTAGCAACGCCGTATCCCGGGTTCTACGAGTCGCAACGGTGTTAAGGTATTGCTCTGCGGCATCACTCAGGGCTGGCGTGTGTTCCCGACCAACTGATTCGCACAGGTAATCAACGAAACCAGACAGCAGTTCTCGTTCGCGAGGCGTGATCGCCCCACCGACCGGAGTCCAGTAATCGAATCCCAGTTGCAGGAGTTTGAAAAAACGCTTGTGGAATGCGTAGTTACGCACACGCTTAAAGTCTGCGTGTATCCACTCACCTATTTTGATTTGATGCAGAAAATCGCAACTCTCCGGCGTCGCCGGGAGAAGTAATCCGGAAGAGGTTTGTTTGACTAGTTGTATATGCGCCATTTCTCAATCTCTCTATGGCGCAGTGCAGCAGATGCCAGTTGTTCAGGCTGACGAATAAAGTATAAATAAACTGGCTATGGTGTAAAGCTCCACATAGCATGAACAAACACTACATATCAAATAGTGGATTTGCCCCTATATTTCCAGACACCTGTTATCACTTAACCCATTACTGGCTTGCTGCCGTAGATATTCCCGTGGCGAGCGATAACCCAGTGCACTATGCGGATGCCATTCGTTATAATGCTCGAACGCCTCTGCAAGGTTCTTTGCTGCCGTTAACCCGTCTGGTTTGGGCATGACACTGATGTAGTCACGCTTTATCGTTTTCACGAAGCTCTCTGCTATGCCGTTACTCTCCGGACTCCGCACCGCCGTGCTCTTCGGTTCAAGCCCCAACATCCGGGCAAACTGCCGTGTTTCATTAGCCCGGTAGCATGAACCATTATCCGTCAGCCACTCTACTGGAGACGCCGGAAGCTCGTTGCCGAAGCGGCGTTCCACCGCTCCCAGCATGACGTCCTGTACTGTTTCACTGTTGAAGCCGCCCGTAGTGACCGCCCAGTGCAGTGCCTCACGGTCACAGCAGTCCAGCGCGAACGTGACTCGCAGTTTTTCTCCGTTATCACAGCGGAACTCGAACCCGTCAGAGCACCATCGCTGATTACTTTCTTTCACAGCCACTCTGCCTGTATGTGCCCGTTTCGATGGCGGTACAGCAGGTTTTCGCTCAAGCAACAGCGCATTCTGGCGCATGATCCGGTAAACACGTTTGGCATTGATCGCAGGCATACCATCAAGTTCTGCCTGTCTGCGAAGCAGCGCCCATACCCGACGATAACCATACGTGGGCAGCTCTCCGATAACATGGTGTATACGGAGAAGCACATCCGTATCATCAGTGTGACGACTGCGGCGGCCATCCATCCAGTCATCGGTTCGTCTGAGAATGACGTGCAACTGCGCACGCGACACCCGGAGACAACGGCTGACTAAGCTTACTCCCCATCCCCGGGCAATAAGGGCGCGTGCGCTATCCACTTTTTTGCCCGTCCATATTCAACGGCTTCTTTGAGGAGTTCATTTTCCATCGTTTTCTTGCCGAGCAGGCGCTGGAGTTCTTTAATCTGCTTCATGGCGGCAGCAAGTTCAGAGGCAGGAACAACCTGTTCTCCGGCGGCGACAGCAGTAAGACTTCCTTCCTGGTATTGCTTACGCCAGAGAAATAACTGGCTGGCTGCTACACCATGTTGCCGGGCAACGAGGGAGACCGTCATCCCTGGTTCAAAGCTCTGCTGAACAATTGCGATCTTTTCCTGTGTGGTACGCCGTCTGCGTTTCTCCGGTCCTAAGACATCAATCATCTGCTCTCCAATGACTAGCCTAAAAACTAGTATTAAGACTATCACTTAAATAAGTGATATTGGTTGTCTGGTGATTCAGGGGGCCAGTCTAAATAGCTGGTACAAGGATAGAAATACCACACTTATTATTAAAAACGATTAGATAAATTGCATTTTAATGTTATGAAAAAGTTCTTTTTTATCATAACATTTCAATAAAAGCATTGCAGATGCAATCATCCCGTCATCATCAATTGTTTAAGGTGGTTAAACATGGAAAATAACAACTTTGCACATCTCGCTCCTTTTTTATCCGTAATCCTTTTCACTTGTTGTTTTATATGGGCATTATTTTTATAAAGTAGCCATATGATAATTGCTGGAATCATGTTTTCCACTCAAAGCATTAACATTTAATAAGATATAACTAAAAGGATGCCTTTACATTACTTGATGCGCATGTGATTTATTTATATGAACAGTAAAGGCATCCTGGAGATAATCAAGATTAATGATATATTGCCTATCTCATCCCCCACTGTCTTTTACCCAGAAAACATTTATCGTTAAAAATACACATCATAAATAATTAAATTGAAATTTCAAAACACAACTAATGCACACAATAAGGTTCAGTAACAGTAATCTATGTGGACGACATCAAGATTTTTTGGTTAAACTTTAATAACTTACTCCTAACACACAGAATGCATAAACTAAAAGTAAAACAAATAGTTATACGAAAAACAACCATGTTGATTCTATCTTCTCCTCTAATCAACATATCAATTATCTGATTCATAACAGCCAAACATAACCAACACTTCTTCAGATGTATTAAGTCAGGCCCCAACCAGCATTTTGCGGAGGCAGTTCACTCAAATCTGACTATCTGTAGAAACGTGCGGACATTTACGATAGCTTCACTATGATTGATACATTCTGCAATCTCTGTGCCTCAGAAAGTCGAAAGTAGCCTAGGCTATATTATTAAGAGGATAATAATCACATTGAAGGTCGATACGTTACCTTCAATGTGACAATCTATTTATTATTGAATTTGTAGGTTTGTACGTAAGGAACCAGTAGATTCCTCATATAACTTAGATATATAATTAGACATATCATGGTTACTTCGTACTTTTTTATTGAATTTTTTCAGGTACTTATCAACCGTAGTACTTAGTAGCCCTGAGTCGTCTGTAACGTGAGTTATCCCTAAATTAATCAAAACACCTAATTTATTTTTTTCCACTAAGCTATCAAATGCGGATTTATCCCCGAGCTCATTCAGTGTTGATGCTATGAAGAAACGTGCATAATCAATATGTTCCCCAATTTCCTCATATTGTTCAATTTGAACTGACAAGTCTTCCAAGGCAGATTTGAAAAAATCATATGCGTAATTGTTACTTAAACACTTTGTAAAAATACAAAGAAGAGCTACTGGTGAAAACTCCTTCAGCGGGATGTCGGTATTTCCATGGAGAATATCAACATATAATTTACCTGCATCTATATATGATAAAAGGACTCCCCTTGCTATTTTTTTATACGGAGTTAGATATGAAGCCAAATAAAAAGAACCGTTATAAAATAACCTTAAAAATCTTGTTTTATCGTTACTAGGTTTAAGTTCATTAATTTTATCAATAAGATATTCATTGTCTCTTAATAAACCAAAATAGAAGAAATAACTATTTGCCCAATAAATATCATAAATATTATCATTTATGTCTATTAAGCCACGCTTCCTAAGTCCTTCAGCGTAAAAATACTCCATGAATGATCTGTGTAGAAATGAGAACGTATTAGTTCTAACATTAACTGTTGTTACTTCACTGCGATAAATTAGTCTTTTGAAAAGTTTGTCCTCATCAACATTCAAGTTTCTTTTGGCCAAATAATTTAAAAACATGTCCTGCACTTCAGAAATTGATATGCAGTTTAGAGAGTTATCCATCATAAACATCGCAATTTCTACTAATATATTACTTATTACATCATATTCTGTTTGCGATAATAATCCCTTAGATGTATCCCATCGTCCCAATACTATCTCACTGTATTTTGAGTATAGTTCTGTCATTGTAGATGGTAATTCTTTAATCTCATCAGAGAGTATTCTTGCTAGAAGAATAGCACTCACTGGAGTCCTGGGAATGAATTTAAATAGTGGTGTTTTTTCTATACCATTCTTAAGCTTGTTTGTTATTTTAATGTCATTGCAGATTTTATCTACAAAGTCGATTATTTGACCTGTGCTAAGTGGTATTATCGAGTATCTTGCAAACATCTGATCGATAACTTCATAGTCCTGAAGAGAGTCCATAATTCTTGAAGCAACTAGTAATCGAACTTTATCACTCCTGGATACTTTCTCTACAATGTCCCTGAAGTTGTTTTGCCTTTCCTCAAGTGATTCCTTTACTTCATCCACCGAATCAACAATTAATAAAATATTCCCATCATGTTGTATTTTGTACTTACTTAATACACTTTGTATTATATTTTCAATATTGAGTTTTTTTTCTAGAACATCCTTGTATTGGCAAAATACTGGAAGGATGTAGTCTTTTTCGTAAGAATATTCTTCTTTTATTTTTTTAATTAGCTGTTTCAGCAAAGTACTTTTCCCGGAGCCAACAGTTCCCTCTAAAAAAATAAATCTCTCGGCTCTCACAACACTATACAGTTTTAACGGCCTGTGCCTGCGTTTTTTATGATCTTCCTTGCTTACATATCTATCAATAAGGTTATTTATGCCAACACTACCAAAAAAAGAACTTTCAGGAGTATCACTTATGGTTTGCAATGTATCTGTTAAGTATTGCTCATAATTAATGGATTCGAAATCCCAAAACTCTGGGTAATATTTACTGATTAAAGAACATATTTTCTCACCTTCTATAAACTTTATATTTGTAGATTTGAATTTTAAGTAGATTTTTTCTTGAGCATTATTTGAGATTGATGAATTAGTAACAACCCAAATTTCATTCAAATGTATGTTCTTAGAGCCAGAAGAAATAAAGCGTGGGTATAATTGACACTCTTCTATTTGTCGTTCGACCTCACTATTTGACTGAATTATCTTTCCAACCTTACAAATAACCCCAATATATATTTCCTCATCTAATGCCTCATCTCGTTTAATTATGACAAAATCAGCACCTTTTTCTGATGGTCCTTGCTTATATTCAACATGTGTAACAGTCGGCAAACGTGGTAGAAGCGCTCTTAGCACTGGATGGAAATCATCAACCTCACGTTGCAATGATTCTATTTTCCTTAAGTATTCTGGTTTCATTTGTTTACCTTAAACAGTCTCCAAAAAAATCATTTTATATAACAATCATATTTCATACAATGTCAACTATTAGACTCTTTTTCAACATTATAAACATAGTATCAAAGACTAAGGCGACGGATTTCTCCATCAGGTAATGACCAGATTAGGTTTGGATCTACCACAACCGGTTTCTTCATCTTTGCCCTTGATAGTTTTTTGCGGGCGTTTTGCCAGTCTTTACGCGCCTGCTCAAACGGGAATAATCCGTAGCCAGAATTGTAAACATCACCACTGGCGACCAGTTCTCTGGCAAGAGTGCTTATGTAATACCTTGATGCACCGGTTTTAGCCTCCAGAGCCCGTAACGTCTCGCGACCGCTCAGACGTACAAGTTCAACAACCTGCCCTTTAATTTTTTCCCGCTCTTCTGGTGTAAATACTTTTGCCATAGGTGCCTCCGGCAATCACTTTTCCGATGCAACATGGCGGGAAGAATCAGTAATCTGTCGTACAATATCCCTGTGCTTGTTCAACTCACGCAGCGCGGCGCAGACTCGCTCCCACTTCTGGACATGACTTTTCGCCCGGCGCAGTTCGCGGTTTGCCATATGCAGCGATGGTAAAATCAGGTCATTGGCTCGCGTTTCAGTGAACGATGGTAGTGACTGCACAATGTCCCCCATAGTATCTGTTTTAATTTCTTCCTGTGTTGCCGCTTCCTGTGCTGGTAACGCAACACCGGCTGGCTGAGGAAAGGCTTTACCATCAGTTTCCGCTACCGATGCAGCTTTCGGCTCTGCTGGTAAATTATCGCCCGGCATGCAGTAACGAAATTTACCGTTCTGATTAACGCGAATCAGACGACCTTTACTGATTGCCATTGCCAGCGTTGAAGCCACTTTGCGTGATGTGATGCCGAAAAACGTAGCCAGTTCATCCGCCGTTTGTGGGCCACGTTGTTCAATCGTCGCAGTTAAATCGCACTCCGAAATTTTTGCGACTGTTGCCGTGGTGGTTTCTTCCGGCAGTTCTGCCTGCTCTGGCTGTTCCTGCTGAACGTTGTTATCAGCCACACGCCAGATGTATACGCTTTTATCAACGAAACCAGCCTTTTTCAGTTCCCACAGCTCGTTCAGTACCTCTTCACGACTGATATCAAGTCGCGCAGCCAGTTCTACCGACGTGGCTTTTCCCATTGCTTTCAGTGCGTCAAAAACAGTCTCCATTAAAATTTCCTCCCGGTAAAAATCACTTCGCAATTCCTGGCAGGACGACATTCGGACGCCAGCTCTCCCAGTTAAAATTCACCCAGCGTCCGCCGTTCATGGTCATGCGATCCATAATCCGCTCGCCGAGCAATGTTTTCATCGCCTCATAGTTCAGGTTTGTCAGCATCCCCACGCTGCGCATCGACGCTGTCCGGCGATCAACAATCTGGTGCAGCACCACCTGCTCGTTTTTTGTCTCGCGCTGAATGCCAATTTCATCAAGAACCAGCAGATCCACTTGGCACAGTTCCCGCAAAAATTTTTCGCCTGATTGCCCGTCGTCATAGCTGGCGTGTAGAGCACTCATGACATCAGCCACGGTAACCACAATCACTGTCTGGCCATCTTTCAGCAGGCGATTCCCGATAGCCGCCGCCAGATGGTTTTTTCCGGTACCAGGTTTTCCGCTGAACGCAAAATTTGTACACCCGGTCATCAGTTCATCAGCGATAGATTTCGCCTGGTTCAACGCGTATCGCTGACCGTCGTTCTGCACCCGGTAATTCGCAAACGAGCATTTGCGGTGCAATGGCTGGATGCCAGAGCGATTCAGAATTTTTTCCACCCGCAACTGACGATTCTGACGGTTGATCTCCTCACAACGTTTCTGGCCTTCGGAAAGTTGCCACTCGCGCCACTCCGCTACCGTTTTGAATGGGGCGGTTACATGTGGCGGGGCCAGTCTGCGGATACGTTCAAGAATGCCGCCTGCCGCAATATTTTTCATGGTCAGTTACCCCCTGAAGCCTGGCGGGATCGCACTATCCGGTAACGAGACGGTGTTAACCTGTCGGAGTAACGTCTCAGGTCGAACACCTTTTGGCGCGAACAAGCCCTGGTATTCATTGGCGATGCTGTGTCGAATCACCTGCTCAGGTGAAAAACCCTGCTGGCGGAATTTTTCCAGCTCCCGTATCGCCCCGTTAGCGCCCTGCTCCGTTCGAATCGGTTTTCGCAATGCCTGCCTGAACTGAACCCACTCATGCCAGAGTGTTTCCGGCAACCAGTCAGGCAGCTCGATAGCCTCCGGTTCGAATTTTTTAGACGCTCGTTTTTGGCGAGGGGGATTTAGGGGGAGATAAGTATTTATATCTTCCTCTTTCTCTTCCTCTGGTAACGCTTTTTGATCCGTTTTTGTAACGCTGGCAGCGTTACCTTTTCGTTTCAGTTCTCGTATTTTTGTTACTCTCTCGTTTGTAACCGCCCGTTTTTTAGAGCTTTTCCCGTTATGGCGCTCAAAGTTAGGAAGCGACAACACACCATTAGTTTCGACCAGCCATCCAACCTGAATTAACGCATCAGCAAAACCAGCCATAAAAGTGATGCGATCTATTGCACTTTTTGTAACGCCGCGAGCGTTACACTCTGCGTTACCGTCTATCATTTGTTGATCCGCCCATGCCCAGAAGCGAATGACTTTCCCTAATGCGGCATCTGGATCAATATTCAGAATCTCAGCAAGCCTGAATATTTCCGGCTTATCCGGCGTAATAACTTCGAGCTTTATCCAGTTTGAAGCCATTTGTTTTCACCTTGTAACGCTCGCAGCGTTACATTTAACTGATACCGAACAAAACAGTTCGGTACGATTAATTTCAATCAATGCACTACGACAGAATCGCCAGGAGAACCGCCGCCGCTGAAATGTGCTTTACGGTAAACGGCCTGGACTGCATCATCATGCGCATCAATTGCCGTACTCAGTGCATCCTGTGCCGCCAGTAATGCACGGCGTTCCAGGGTATCGAAGATGCAGAGTCGGTGACGCAGCTCGCGAGGAAGAATTGCCAGAACCGCAGGGATCAGTTTCTGAATTTTTTCCCTTTGCGCATTCGTTTCACCTTTCAACCAACGATGATAGATATTCTGCTGATTGTTCCAGTCCTTGCCTGGTACCAGGGGCAATTCGCCGCCCCCCTGGCGCAGATATTCTTCAGTAATTGCGTTAGCGACCCACGCCTGCCCTTTTTCGGCTGCCAGGGCTAACAACACTGATTCGATGTGCTCATGCTTGATTTTCATGAATCAACTCCCATCAGCTTTTTCGTAGTAGTTTTATTTCTGCCAATAGTTAAAATTGCATCGGCAGAAAATAATCCGTTTGATGCATGAGCGATTTTTTCAGCGTAATTTGTTTCGCCGGTATATTCTGTGCGAGGCAATTTTCCGTTATCCATCCATTTGTAGATTGCTCTTTGGCTGACACCACAAACGTCGGCCACAACAGAAACGCGAACAGTTTTGATTACATCTTCAAGTGTTTTCTGGTTCATATCATCCTCACAATGTGAACTTTGAGTACATGCTATAACAGAACTGACAGTACATTCAAGAGCGAATATCATTGAACTTATGGTTCATGAAGATAAAGCGCGTAAAGAGTTCGCCAGTAGGCTTGCGCTAGCCTGTGAAAACGCTGGTTATGAACAACATGGAAGGCAGGCAGAAATTGCCCGTCGAATGAAATTAACACCAAAAGCGGTTAGCAAATGGTTTAATGGTGAAACAATTCCTCGCCGAGAGAAATTAAGGGAATTAGCAACACTCATTGGAACAACACCAACCTATCTTTTGGGAGAGGATACAGAAGAAAGTGGACAGATACGTTTCTATCAGGAGTTAAATCCAAGACAAAAAATCATCATTGACCTTCTGGACGAGCTCCCTGACAGTGAGACAGATGAACTTTTAAAAACTCTTGAGGAGAAAAAACAGAAGTACAATGCAATTTACGAAGAGTTAGCACGAAAGAAAAAACAAAAAGCCTCTTAAACCAGCATAAATCCGGTAGCGTCCCCCTCCGGGTTTGTGCTTCACTTTATCCCGTCTCATTTTTTTATACATAAAATGTACTTAAAGTACTTTACAATGATGAACATAAAGTACATTATATACCTACCAACCCACCCCGCCCCACAGAACGCCGGGCAATACTTCGAGTTACCAGGCAGTGGTCAGGGGTTAAGTAGCCAGCCCGAGGCGTATGAACATGACGGCGGGATTCAAATTTTGCAGTGCAGCAGTTAGTTCCGCCACCCGGCGTTAAGGGGAGAGATAAGATGGTGCATTACGAAGTAGTTCAGTATTTGATGGATTGTTGCGGTATCACTTACAACCAGGCTGTGCAGGCTTTACGCAGCAACGACTAGGATCTCTGGCAGGCAGAAGTCGCTATACGTAGCAACAAGATGTGAGATTCGCAAAATGCAAAAAATCGACCTCGGCAACAACGAATCCCTGGTGTGCGGCGTGTTCCCCAACCAGGATGGAACGTTCACTGCCATGACGTATACCAAAAGCAAAACATTTAAAACCGAAACTGGTGCGCGCCGATGGTTGGAGAAGCACACAGTAAGCTAACGATTAAAACGTCTACTCCTGCTGTTCCAGAATAATTTCATAAAATGGGAGTATTTTTCGGTGACGAGATAATAAGAACAGTTTGCGCTATCACTCTGATGTTGAATGATGCCCTTCCGTTCTAATTTTTTCATAACCGGGTTACGGCAAGGAGAAGTGATAATAAGATTTCCTGTTTTAAGGAAATCTTTAAATACAGCGATTTCTTTCTCAGATAAACGAAGCAATACTCGTTGCTCTGGTAGTAATGAATAATGCTTTTGAATATGTGCTCGCAATCTTGAGAAGGAAATGGCGACCACGAAAGAAAAGGCAAAAACGATAATCTGAAAGAGCCAAGGTATTTCAGTATAAGCATTGAATGCGACAGTAAACTCTTTCGGTATCAGCCAGAGAGTGAGACCAAAAATGATAATCGTATACATAAGTCTTTCGAGTGGCTCGTTAGCAAAAAGTTTCAACAATGGAGTAAATACATCCAACATATCAATAACTCTCAACTGTAAGGGTATTGAAATGTTAACACAAGCTCTCGCTGTAGGGGTATAGCCGAGACCACCGAAGCCCGGAGGTGGTGAAATAAAACCGGGCACAACACGAAGGCGCATTTCCGATATCCATAAAGAGTCGGTCTTGTCTGTTAAATTTAAATGGTGGGAGTGCGCCTCCGGTTGTAAATAACGACATTGCTGTGTGTAGTCCTGGCGGCATCAGTTTTTTTCTTGAAGTTCGGCTGATGTCCGCCCTTTTTAAAGTGAATTTTGTGATGCGGTGAATGCGGCTAAGCGCACGTGGCACAGTTAAAAGTCATGTTAGTCCTTATTGGTTTGGGTGGGAAAGCCGACTGTAATTGTTAACTGGTTGCAGTCACCTGGAGGCACCAGACACCGCATCAACAAAGTTCATTTGTAAAAATGGAGATAATTATGATTGCACATCACTTCGGAACTGATGAAATACCACGTCAGTGTGTGACTCCTGGCGATTATGTTCTTCATGAAGGCCGGACATATATTGCCTCGGCAAACAATATTAAAAAGCGAAAACTATATATTCGTAACCTGACCACAAAAACATTCATTACTGACCGCATGATTAAAGTCTTCCTCGGTCGTGATGGTTTACCTGTAAAGGCGGAGTCATGGTGATGACTAAGAAAATAAAATGTGCTTACCACCTTTGCAAAAAAGACGTTGAAGAAAGCAAAGCTATTGAAAGAATGCTTCACTTCATGCACGGGATTTTATCAAAAGACGAACCGAGAAAATATTGCAGTGAAGCTTGTGCCGAAAAAGACCAGATGGCACATGAACTTTAATTAATTGACTATTCGAAACTGAATTTATGCCAGAAATGGCAGGTATTCGCTCAACCTTAATTAAGGAGAAAAACATGATTACCAATTATGAAGCCACTGTTGTAACTACCGATGACATTGTTCACGAGGTGAATCTGGAAGGAAAGCGCATTGGCTACGTAATTAAAACAGAAAATAAAGAAACCCCATTCACTGTGGTTGATATCGATGGTCCATCAGGCAACGTAAAAACACTTGATGAAGGTGTCAAAAAAATGTGCCTGGTGCATATCGGAAAGAATCTGCCCGCAGAAAAAAAAGCCGAATTTCTGGCAACTCTAATTGCAATGAAATTAAAAGGTGAAATCTGAAAGAAATAGCCTGCGTATGGCGCAGGCTATGAACAGTGTGTATCCGGCAAGATCATTCACTGAACAAAACGAATTTTAATCTGAGTTGAGGTTAAAAAACAATGAGCACAAAACCACTCTTCCTGTTACGGAAAGCGAAAAAATCATCCGGTGAACCTGACGTCGTCCTGTGGGCAAGCAACGATTTTGAATCGACCTGTGCCACTCTGGACTACCTGATCGTTAAGTCAGGTAAAAAACTGAGCAGCTATTTTAAAGCTGTTGCCACGAATTTTCCTGTCGTTAATGACCTGCCCGCTGAAGGTGAGATCGATTTTACCTGGAGTGAACGCTATCAACTCAGCAAAGACTCCATGACATGGGAACTAAAACCGGGAGCAGCACCAGACAACGCTCACTATCAAGGCAATACCAACGTCAACGGCGAAGACATGACTGAGATTGAGGAGAATATGCTACTCCCAATTTCTGGCCAGGAACTGCCCATTCGTTGGCTTGCTCAACACGGCAGCGAAAAACCGGTAACGCACGTTTCACGCGACGGACTCCAGGCATTACACATTGCTCGGGCTGAAGAACTACCGGCTGTTACTGCTCTGGCTGTTTCCCACAAAACCAGCCTGCTCGACCCGCTGGAAATTCGCGAACTCCACAAACTGGTTCGTGACACTGACAAAGTTTTCCCTAATCCTGGTAATTCAAACCTGGGACTGATAACTGCTTTTTTCGAAGCATACCTGAACGCTGACTACACCGATCGAGGACTGCTGACAAAAGAGTGGATGAAGGGTAATCGTGTTTCACACATCACTCGCACGGCTTCCGGTGCTAATGCTGGCGGCGGAAACCTCACCGATCGCGGCGAAGGTTTCGTACACGATCTGACGTCACTGGCGCGCGACGTAGCCACTGGCGTACTGGCCCGTTCAATGGATCTGGACATCTATAACCTTCATCCGGCACACGCTAAACGCATTGAGGAAATTATCGCTGAAAATAAACCGCCCTTTTCTGTTTTCCGCGACAAATTCATCACCATGCCTGGCGGGCTGGATTATTCCCGCGCCATCGTGGTTGCGTCCGTAAAAGAAGCACCAATTGGGATCGAGGTCATCCCCGCGCACGTCACTGAATATCTGAACAAAGTACTGACTGAAACCGATCATGCCAACCCTGATCCGGAAATCGTGGATATTGCCTGCGGTCGCTCCTCTGCCCCGATGCCGCAGCGAGTAACAGAAGAAGGAAAACAGGATGATGAAGAAAAACCGCAACCATCTGGAACAACGGCAGTTGAACAGGGAGAGGCTGAAACAATGGAACCGGACGCAACTGAACATCATCAGGACACGCAGCCGCTGGATGCTCAGTCACAGGTAAATTCTGTTGATGCGAAATATCAGGAACTGCGGGCAGAACTCCATGAAGCCCGGAAAAACATTCCATCAAAAAATCCTGTCGATGCCGATAAATTGCTTGCTGCATCACGTGGTGAATTTGTTGACGGAATTAGCGACCCGAACGATCCGAAATGGGTAAAGGGGATCCAGACTCGCGATTGTGTGTACCAGAACCAGCCAGAAACGGAAAAAACCAGCCCGGATATGAATCAACCTGAGCCAGTAGTGCAACAGGAACCGGAAATAGCCTGCAATGCCTGCGGCCAGACTGGCGGGGATAACTGCCCTGACTGTGGTGCGGTGATGGGCGACGCAACATACCAGGAAACATTCGATGAAGAGAGTCAGGTTGAAGCTAAGGAAAATGATCCGGAGGAAATGGAAGGCGCTGAACATCCGCACAATGAGAATGCTGGCAGCGATCCGCATCGCGATTGCAGTGATGAAACTGGCGAAGTCGCAGATCCCGTAATCGTAGAAGACATAGAGCCAGGTATTTATTACGGAATTTCGAATGAGAATTACCACGCGGGTCCCGGTGTCAGTAAGTCTCAGCTCGATGACATTGCTGATACTCCGGCACTATATTTGTGGCGTAAAAATGCCCCCGTGGACACCACAAAGACAAAAACGCTCGATTTAGGAACCGCTTTCCACTGCCGGGTACTTGAACCGGAAGAATTCAGTAACCGCTTTATCGTAGCACCTGAATTTAACCGCCGTACAAACGCCGGAAAAGAAGAAGAGAAAGCGTTTCTGATGGAATGCGCAAGCACAGGAAAAACGGTTATCACTGCGGAAGAAGGCCGGAAAATTGAACTCATGTATCAAAGCGTTATGGCTTTGCCGCTGGGGCAATGGCTTGTTGAAAGCGCCGGACACGCTGAATCATCAATTTACTGGGAAGATCCTGAAACAGGAATTTTGTGTCGGTGCCGTCCGGACAAAATTATCCCTGAATTTCACTGGATCATGGACGTGAAAACTACGGCGGATATTCAACGATTCAAAACCGCTTATTACGACTACCGCTATCACGTTCAGGATGCATTCTACAGTGACGGTTATGAAGCACAGTTTGGAGTGCAGCCAACTTTCGTTTTTCTGGTTGCCAGCACAACTATTGAATGCGGACGTTATCCGGTTGAAATTTTCATGATGGGCGAAGAAGCAAAACTGGCAGGTCAACAGGAATATCACCGCAATCTGCGAACCCTGTCTGACTGCCTGAATACCGATGAATGGCCAGCTATTAAGACATTATCACTGCCCCGCTGGGCTAAGGAATATGCAAATGACTAAGCAACCACCAATCGCAAAAGCCGATCTGCAAAAAACTCAGGGAAACCGTGCACCAGCAGCAGTTAAAAATAGCGACGTGATTAGTTTTATTAACCAGCCATCAATGAAAGAGCAACTGGCAGCAGCTCTTCCACGCCATATGACGGCTGAACGTATGATCCGTATCGCCACCACAGAAATTCGTAAAGTTCCGGCGTTAGGAAACTGTGACACTATGAGTTTTGTCAGTGCGATCGTACAGTGTTCACAGCTCGGACTTGAGCCAGGTAGCGCCCTCGGTCATGCATATTTACTGCCTTTTGGTAATAAAAACGAAAAGAGCGGTAAAAAGAACGTTCAGCTAATCATTGGCTATCGCGGCATGATTGATCTGGCTCGCCGTTCTGGTCAAATCGCCAGCCTGTCAGCCCGTGTTGTCCGTGAAGGTGACGAGTTTAGCTTCGAATTTGGCCTTGATGAAAAGTTAATACACCGCCCGGGAGAAAACGAAGATGCCCCGGTTACCCACGTCTATGCTGTCGCAAGACTGAAAGACGGAGGTACTCAGTTTGAAGTTATGACGCGCAAACAGATTGAGCTGGTGCGCAGCCTGAGTAAAGCTGGTAATAACGGGCCGTGGGTAACTCACTGGGAAGAAATGGCAAAGAAAACGGCTATTCGTCGCCTGTTCAAATATCTGCCCGTATCAATTGAGATCCAGCGTGCAGTATCAATGGATGAAAAGGAACCACTGACAATCGATCCTGCAGATTCCTCTGTATTAACCGGGGAATACAGTGTAATCGATAATTCAGAGGAATAATTCAGCCTGGCGGTGTAATGCACCGCCAACTTGAAATATTTTTTATGAGAAAAATTATGAGATATGACAATGTTAAACCATGTCCATTTTGTGGTTGTCCATCAGTAACGGTGAAAGTCATTTCAGGATATTACCGAGCGAAGTGTAACGGATGCGAATCCCGAACCGGTTATGGTGGAAGTGAAAAAGAAGCACTCGAAAGATGGAATAAACGAACCACTGGAAATAATAACGGAGGTGTTCATGTATAAAATTACCGCCACTATTGAAAAGGAAGGTGGCACTCCTACTAACTGGACAAGATATTCAAAATCTAAACTAACGAAATCAGAATGCGAAAAAATGCTCTCAGGTAAAAAAGAAGCAGGCGTTTCCAGAGAGCAGAAAGTAAAACTGATAAATTTTAATTGCGAGAAACTTCAGTCCTCGTGAATTGCATTGTATTCAAATTAAAACTTCATAGCTGATTATTAATAATCAACATCGGGCGTCAATTTCAGTCTAACATTGGCGCCTGCCAGAGGTGATGCGATGGCACAAGTAATCTTTAATGAAGAGTGGATGGTTGAATACGGCCTGATGCTTCGCACTGGTCTGGGGGCCAGACAAATTGAAGCATACCGCCAGAACTGTTGGGTGGAGGGCTTCCACTTCAAACGAGTATCTCCTTTAGGTAAGCCAGACAGCAAACGAGGGATTATCTGGTACAACTATCCAAAGATAAATCAGTTTATCAAAGACTCATGATATGTCTAAATTACCAACAGGTGTCGAGATTAGAGGTAGATACATTCGCATCTGGTTCATGTTTCGAGGAAAACGATGTCGGGAAACATTAAAAGGCTGGGAGATTACAAACAGTAATATTAAAAAGGCCGGAAATTTAAGAGCGCTGATAGTTCATGAAATAAACTCCGGTGAATTTGAGTATTTAAGACGTTTTCCCCAGTCCAGCACTGGGGCAAAAATGGTGACAACGAGAGTCATAAAAACGTTCGGAGAGCTTTGTGATATCTGGACAAAAATTAAAGAGACAGAGTTAACAACAAACACAATGAAGAAAACGAAATCACAATTAAAAACACTCAGAATAATAATTTGTGAAAGTACCCTGATATCACATATTCGTTATAGCGATATCTTAAACTACCGGAATGAACTGCTGCATGGAGAAACGCTTTACCTGGATAATCCAAGATCCAACAAAAAAGGAAGAACCGTGCGCACAGTTGATAACTATATCGCCCTGCTCTGTTCGCTGTTACGTTTTGCGTATCAGTCGGGATTTATATCAACCAAACCATTTGAAGGAGTAAAAAAATTACAGCGAAACAGAATAAAGCCTGATCCGTTATCTAAAACAGAATTCAATGCATTAATGGAAAGTGAAAAAGGACAGAGCCAGAACATGTGGAAATTTGCAGTTTACTCAGGACTTCGTCACGGGGAACTGGCAGCTCTGGCGTGGGAGGATGTGGATCTCGAAAAGGGAATAGTGAATGTCAGAAGAAACCTGACGATACTTGATATGTTCGGTCCCCCAAAAACAAATGCCGGGATCCGGACAGTAACACTACTGCAGCCTGCTCTTGAAGCACTGAAGGAGCAATACAAACTGACCGGGCATCATCGCAAAAGCGAAATCACCTTTTATCATCGGGAGTACGGCAGAACCGAAAAGCAAAAACTGCATTTTGTTTTCATGCCCAGGGTGTGTAACGGAAAACAAAAACCTTATTACTCGGTAAGCAGTTTGGGGGCAAGGTGGAATGCAGCAGTAAAACGTGCTGGTATTCGCCGCCGTAATCCGTACCATACGCGGCATACTTTTGCCTGCTGGCTGTTGACGGCAGGAGCGAACCCGGCATTTATAGCCAGCCAAATGGGGCATGAAACTGCGCAGATGGTGTATGAAATTTACGGTATGTGGATTGATGACATGAACGACGAACAGATAGCCATGTTGAATGCGCGGTTATCATAG